GTATTGGTTTGCCGCCGTTAAGTTTATTAGCAAGGTCAACTTCTTGGATGAGTATAACAAGACAAAGAATAAAAAAGGCTCCCCTGATCCAAAAGGATAGGGGAGCTGGATGTAAAAACGCCTCTGTCACGCCTGTCACAGGTTATGATAGAGGAACAAGGTTAACAAAGCGTCACAAATATAGCAATAAAATCAAATAACAATGGCAGAGAAAAAATTACCTAGAGGGTTGCGAAACTGCAATCCCGGGAACATCCGGATCAACGGAGACTTGTTCCAAGGCGAGATACGCCCGAGCAAGGACAAATCTTTTAAGCAGTTCGAGACGATGGCGTATGGCTACCGTGCCATATTCCGGATCTTGCGTAACTATTATAACAACTATAAGTTGGAAACGATCTGCAAGATGATCGGTCGCTGGGCACCGGAAAACGAGAACGATACGGATTCTTACATTAAGGCCGTATCCGATTACGCCGGTATCCCGGCTGATGATCCTATCAACATCAACGATCGTGAGCAGATGATCCGGATCGTGGCCGGGATGAGCAAGGTTGAGAATGGGAGAGAGGCTGAAATGTCGGACGTTATCGCAGGATGGAATCTACTTTAAAAATATAAGACCTAACGCTGTAAAGGTAAGCGTAAAATAAGATGAAAAAATATATTGGAACAAAACAGATTGAAGCAGAACCTATGACAATGGGCGAAGCTTTTGAGAAAGGATTGCTTAAAGCGGGAAGAGTACCTAACGAAAGCGAGAAGTCAAATGCTGGATATCATGTGAAGTATCAAGACGGTTACGAGTCATGGAGTCCAGCAGAGCCATTCGAGAAGGCTTATAAGATCTGTGATACGTTTATGAATCGTCTCCAAATAGAATTGTCCGAATTATCCGATAAACAAGAAAAGCTAGGTAAGTTTTTTGGTACGGATATGTTCAAAGGATTGTCAACGCAAAAGCAAGTATTGCTACGTGCACAATTCGGAGCGATGGAAGCTTATAGGCAAATCCTTATTGAGCGCATCCGTATTGAGGGAATCGCAAAATGAAACCGTGGCAAGCAATATTAATACTAGTGTGCTTGGTAGCCAGTTTCACGGCTGGCTACCATATCCGGGGGGATGTGACTGATAAAGTCGTGTCTAAATCCGATACCGTATTAATAACCGACACGATCCATGACAGTATCCCGTATCCTGTTTACGAGACATTGGTGCAGACGATACCGGAGCCGTTCCCTATTTATATCACGTTGGACGGTGACACGGTAAAGGAACCTGTATATGTTCCGGTACCCATAACCAGCAAGGAGTACAAGACGGATGATTACCGGCTTTCAATTTCGGGTTACAAGCCTAATCTTGATTACATCGAGGTTTATAGAAGGACTGAGTATATAACCAAGACGATCTCTCCCCATAGATGGGGAATAGGCGCAATAGCCGGTTATGGGATCGGAAAGCATGGACTATCACCTTATGTAGGTATAGGAGGATTCTACAGAATTTGGTAATGAGTAATACCCATAGGGGCGGGTATTGAATAAAGCCCCTATTCCTTCTTCTGATTCGACCCGGACGAAGGAAAGACATAGACAACGCCATGTATGTTATTCGGGGAGAACTAGTATTGCCTAACACTCCTGTTATCAGTGGATACGGAAGCTCTTGCGGATGTAGACAAACTGATTAAATATAGAATTATTTTATCTGTTTGATTTACTTAAAACTCCTTGTGTCATTGGATACTTTTATGTATCTTTACACAAGAACAATAAAAAATATTCAATTATGGCACAAGGAGTTGTTTATATGTTTACTAACAAGTTAAATGGAAAAATGTATATAGGTCAAACAATACATGAAGATTTAAGGATAAAGCATCATTTATATGCCGCTTCTCATCCTAATACTAAAAACGAAGGTCAACCTTTTGTGCAGGCTTTACGAAAGTATGGAATTGATTCGTTTGACTACACACGCCTTTTTGTTACCGATGATATTGATGACAAAAATGAATTACGTCGCATTTTAGAGGAAAAAGAGCAATATTATATAAAAGAATATGACTCTGTAAATAAGGGTTATAATATGACTGAAGGAGGGGGGGGCATGAAAGGGTTTATGCTTCCACCGAGCGCAATAGATAGAATAAGGAAAGCTAATACCGGGCGCAAGTTAAGAGAAGAACACAGGATCGCTAACATAAAACGATTTGCGGAGATAAGAAAAGATCCAGAATATATAAGAATGATGTCTGAAAGGATGTCGGGAGAGGGGAACCCTATGTATGGAGTTCGTCTGTTCGGAGATCGCAATCATAATTTTGGAAAATCTCTATCCGAGGATACCAAAAGAAAAATTTCAGAGACGAAGAAAGGTAAGCCCGGACATAAACATACTAATGATACGAAAAAATTATTGAGCGGACTGTTTAAAGGAGTACCTAAAAGCGATGAAACAAAGAAAAAGATAAGCGCATCTTTAAAAGGTAAAGAATCACCGATGAGAAGAAAGCCTGTCGTTCAATATACGAAAGATGGTGTTTTCGTGAAGGAATGGGAGAGCATAAAAGAGGCAGAGTTAACTCTTGGTATAATTCATGTATCAGAATCGGCTAATGGGAAAAGAAATTATGCAGGAGGATATATATGGAGGTATAAATCTGAGTGCGACAAAGATATACCCCCTTTAGTAAGACCATTAAACGTTAGACGAATAGCACAGGTTGATGAAAAAGGGACGATTATAAAGGAATTTAACTCCATAAGGGAGGCTTCTAAAGAATTGAATCTAAAATATTCTGGGATATCAAATGTACTTAATGGATCTCAAAATAAAACAGGAAATAATTATAGGTTTATTTATATAGACCACTAACAAAAGATATTATGGCATTAAATAACGTATTCATAGGAGGTGACCCGTTACTGGGGTCTAACGGGACATGAGCGATGAGATGGAGGCTAGGATCAGGTACCTGATGAGCATAGAAGGGAAAAGAAAGTGACATTACACTTTATCTCTATGCTGACATCAGGGCTTGTCGTGCCTTATTGAGCGTATCTTGATCAACCTGTCCGTTGATCGCGTTCATTTGATCCGATGGGATACCTTGGATATTTCCACCTTGTTCAACCGCTTGTTTGTTGGATTGAATGGACTGAAGTATCTGGTCTGATCCGGGGTAATATGATAGTGATAACATTTGCTCCGCGGAAATGGCTCCGGCCATCCATAATTCCTTCACCAAGTCGTTTAACATCATTCTCGCTACCGGAGATTCAGCGGATTCCTTGATGTTGACCTTGAAATCTATATCTTGGACTGTCTTCGGGTCATACTCATTATAAGTGGCATAACCTGCGGATCTCTCCATCGATATATTCCTTGGGGATTGATAATATTGATGGATCGTTTTCATCTTTTTACGAGCGATCTCGGCCTCGAACGTGGAGAACTTGGTTAGTAACGTAGCGATAGATGTAGTGGAGTTCTGTGTTTCCATGGCATATCTGCTTGCCGCTGTTGATCCCGACGGGGTTTTCCCTTGCAAGGCTTCCGACACGGACGTTATATCGTTTATGAAACTCAATTGTAATTGCAATAGCTCCGTGGTACCGATATTGGTAGAGTTCGATGTTATGACTTCCGGTTTGTTCCCGCTCTTGGACGGCTCGTAAAAAATAAATGATCCGATCTCAACGAATTGCTCGGCGAACTCACGATTGGACATCCCGTCCGGAACGGAGTCTTTAGGGATCATCTTTACTCCCTTTACCGCTGATTGGATAGCCAAGTCGTTAAGCATGATCAGCCGGTTGATGTATCGTTGCTGATCTATGATAACGGAAATAAAAGGAACTGTCCGTCCATTCACCAAATAGTGTAGCTTGTAAATATAGGGGTGAGACTTATATTCATAAGGCGTGTCATACTCGGTAAGTACACGTCCGTCCGGTGATAGCATTTGGAAATGCCAATATTGATCTATTATATAGGTGTATTCTATCAATGGGATCTCCTCCGGAGGTAATCCCTGTGACATTCCCATACGCATACGATCCTCGTTCTCTCTCTTGATGACAGGAAGATCGCTAAGCTCTATCCTGTATATAGGATCATCGGTGTCCATGATATCCACGCAACGGTATCTAGGCTTGTTCTCCAATGTCCAAACATGGTAGGTCCGGCACAGGTCGGCGGCGGGAGGCGTGTCGAAAGACTCGTCCATGAAACGATCCGTCTGCTGGGTTCCCAGATTTTCCATACGATTGAGCCAAGATGAGTAAATCTCCTCCAATTGCCTGTAATCATACTCGGACTCCGCTAATACCGAGGCCAGCTCGCCTAATGTATAGTCACGGATCTCCCCGATCAAGGAATCATCCCAGTGCCTTGGATCATTGGCTTTCGACTCATAGAAGAAATAGGAAGGGTTGACCACGTAGGTGTAGCTGTCCTCTATATCGTCATGGCTAGACCATTCTTCCGTTACCACGGCGCATCCACCGCAAATAAACTCTATCATCTCAGAGGTGAGGACATCTTTCATAAGGTTATTTTCCCAGTTGGTCTGTAAAGCGTCCGTCATCATCTGTGACTTGGTATCCGCGTCTTTCTGCCGGGCGAAACATACGGGAAGGGTAGCGGTCTTTGCGTATAACCCCGCCAAAGTATTTACGATCGTGAAAAGATGATTGTTCTGCAAAGCGACCCCTCCCGTACGCCTCGCTATCCTATCGCGTTCCTTCACCCTTTCCCCGTCCTTGTCC